CCGCCCTTGGCTTCCTTCGACTGAGCGATGAGGTGCACCCGGCGAAGGATGCGGGATTTACCGATCCGCTTGCCGGTCTTCTTAGACTTGCGGTTGATGTCACCTACGGGCGTGCCCAGGTAGTCGGCGATCCTGCGGCGCTCCTGGCCCGGGCTCTTGGGCGGCACCAAAACGAACAGCCGGACCATCAGGTAGAAGAACCGGCTATTGATGGCCTTGTGAAGATCGCGGCTCGTCGTCAGCAGATACTGCTTCATAGCAGCGTCGAACTTACTCGAGTCGACCGTCATGTTAACAACGGGCCTCACTTGGTCTTAGCCCCCAGTTCCAGGTTGTAGTAGGCGCCGGAGGCATCCACACGGCAGGACAGGATGCGGAGGGTCCGGCCTTGATAGACCAGAGTCCTACCGACCACCGGCCTCGGCTTGCAGAAGGTGAGAGCGATGCGGTCGCTGTTCTCCTGGAGGATGAACAGGCCGTCTTCCTTGAGCAGCCGGGAAAAGGTCGTGCCCTGGTCGAGCGTGTAGAGCGTCGAGTCCATCGAGACCAGGGTGCTGTCGCAGGTTTTCCAGTCGGAGAACATGACCAGGATCCTGGATGTCACGTTGTCCTGGAACCCACCGGAGATGGGCACGTTGGCATCGTTGACCGCTGCCGGGATGCACCGGATCGACGTCCCCTGCCAGATGAACATCGGCGCCCCCAGCATTTGCTGGAGCACCGCCATGCCCTGCTGGAGACTGGATCCGATGGTGGTCATCAGGTGGTGAAGTAAGTGCCAGAGACTATCAGGCGGCTGGTGGCCTGGAGATGGCCGGCCAGGCTAGCGGCGGCTCCGGTCTCAAAGTGCGACAGCTCGAGGTAGCTGGTGCCGGCGATTAGGCGAGCGATGATGGCGGTCTTGGCCTGGTTGGTTCCGTTAGTCAGCCACACCGCCGCGGCGGCCTCGTAGGTCACGGCATCAGGCAGCGACAGCCGGAGGTTGCCTGTGGCGGATCCGGTCACAGAGTTGACGGTGACGTCCGCGGTGAAGGTGGTCACACATCCGATGGTGGTGTGTCGGGCGGTGTTGGTGGTGATGGTGAAGGTGCGGCCACCGCCTGAGTCGATGAGGGTCGGCACCCAGGTCGTTGGTGTGACCAGCGGCAGGGCGGCGTACAACTCATCGAAGTTGTCGTTAATTTTCTCACCGGCGCCGCGGAGGGTGTCCCCGGTATTGTCGTTGGCGATGGTGCCGATGTTGATCGTTTGCTGGGCCATAGTTTTATTTCTTGGGTAGGACGTACCAGCCGGCCGGGAGGGTTACCCGGGATGGCCCGACCAGCTTCTTGTCGGCATCGAAAGCATAGACGCTGGCCTTCACCGGCTTGGCCAGCATCACCGGATCACCGGAAGGGACCAGGACCACCTTCGTCTGCTGGCAGCCCAGGCAGATCGGCAACACGGCCAGCCAGATCGCTCTTGAGATCATCAGGTGCTTTACCATGTTGCACATCGGTGGAGGGTGTTTCTCGGAACCAGTCGAGCAGGGCCTTCAGGATCTGGTAGATCCAGTTCACTCGGACTTCTTCTCGGCGTCCTTGGCCCAGATGAGGCCGATGCCAGCGGTGACCGCGGCGATAGTGGTAGTCAGGTCGAGGTTGGTTGTCGGGTCACCGTCGAACAGGGCCTTAAGAGCCCCACCAACAGCAACGAGGATGGCACCTACACCGGCGAGAGTTGTTTTCGTGTTTTTCATTTGGATTTGAACAGCCTATAGGCTCCGTAACAGGCGCAGGCTAAGCCAATGAGCGCGGTGATAAGCCTTACCCATTCGGTAAGCCACGGAATAAACGAAACAGCGGTGGCACCTGCCGCTGCTGCTAGGCTGAGTCCAGGGCTGGTGCTGCTGTTCGTTGGTTCCATTACTCGGATTTAGGCTGTGCGGCTGCGACTATGAGGTCCACAAGCGGAAGGGCTGCACGGGCGTTAGCAACGCCACCAGCCTTAACCGCAATGTCGATGAGTTGGAGGAGGCTATTGGCCTGCTCCTGGGTGAGTTCGATCTTGATCATGCGGAGGGAGCGTCAGCGATAACCACAGGCTCCGCAACCTTAACCGGAGGCGGCACCGGCACCCACGGCAACGGCAGCGTAACCACGGGCGGATTGATCTGATTCTCGATCTGCTGCGTCACGTTCGCCTCGATGGCCGCTTGATCGACTCCGTTGGCGTAGCACCAGTTCAAGACCTGCGCCTGCGTCAGGTCTTCGTAAGGCGTAAACTCACCAGTCGGCGGTTGGAACGAGCAGGATCCGTAGCAGGTGCCGCTGTATTGATCCTGAGTGCCGTTGCATCGCCAATCGGCGGTGATTACGACATCGGGGTTGCTGCCTTCGGTCGGCTTAACGAGAAGGCGTTCGATGATCCAGAGGATGGTCATATTGGTATTTGTTAGGCTGCTGCGATTGTGGTGATGGTGCCAGAGCTTCCACGGAACTTCAGCGCACCGGATTCGACGTAGAGTTGACCCATTCCAGCAGGGGAGGTGCTTGGAGCGGTAGCGTTTGCAAGACCGAGAACTTTAGCAGCAGAGGTTCCGAATGTGCTAATCCCCACGCCGACGTTGCTCGCACTATCAACATAGAGTCGATCAGTTCCACCAGTTCCGATTGCCAATGCACCGCTTAGACCGCCACCATAAGCAGATCCATAGCTTGTGATATTACCAATCGTTCCGCTTGAATCAGTGAAAAGAAGTTGGGCCTTATTTCCGGTGGTTGAAGCACCCTGCGAAATACGAAACGCAACATCAGTGAAGTTCGACTGAATTACCTGCGCGTTTCCAAGCACCTCAAACTTGTAGGTGGCAGCAGTACGCCCCACGCCCAACCCCGTAGAGTCGAGGGTCATGGCGGTGGTGCCGCCGTTATACCAAGCATGGGACAACGCGCTGTAGTCCATTATCTTGTAAGTGCTGTAAGCGTTATCAACAGCAGCAAGGCGCACGTTTCCAGTGGTAAAACCATCCTGAACAACAAACTTTGCGTCGATTGCAGATGAGATTTTAACGTTGAAAGGGCCACCGTTGATTGAGGTGGTATTGATTCCAACTCGCGTGTTAGCAGAATCAACCTTTAGAACACTCGTCGCCACCGTCAGATCGCCGGTGATGGTGGCGGAGCCAGCGGTAACGAGTCCGGTGACAGTCAGTGCTCCACTCGCGGTTGGCGAGGATGAGAGGATGTTGTTGATGCTGATGCGTTTGGTATTCCCCGAGGCTGGTGGGGTATCCGACACGTCCACAATCGGGATCATGTCATTTATTGCATCGGCTGCCGTTAGGTTTGTTAGTGCTGAGATTTTAGCGTCTGCCATATCAGTAAACTGTTAAGATTAGTTTTCCCAAGTCTTCTTGTGTTAAAAATGTGGAGCCATCTTCCAGCACTATGCTGTCGAATGTGCCATACGAAATAACGAGCTTGCTGGTTCCATCTTCTTGCAGCAGGAATGTCTCGTCCTCTTGTAGAACATCCCTCCGCATAATCGGAGGCTCAGGCATGATCCCATTATAGGATCGCGTCCTGTTGATTGATGTTCCAATAGAGATCATTAGGCTCTGGCGTTAAACGCTACAACAGAACCGGATGAGATTTGAAAGCCGGTGATGTTGCCCACCAGCGGGAAGCCAGCCGGAATGGTCTTAGAAGTCCAAGTGCCAGATATTCCAAATCCAGTGATGCTGGTAAACACCGTCGGCTCGGTCGGAATCAAGCCAGCCCAGTTGCCGGTCTGAGCGGCGGTTGTAGTGACCAGCGCAAAGCCCTCGCGGCCCATGCTGTACTCGGTTGAAATGTCTGCTTGAACGGCCATAAAATTGTTTTTCGGTTAAAGGGAGGGTCACTAGCGTATCCAGTGACCCTCCCAGTTTTGGTTGTTTAACCTTTGCGGATCTTCGGTGCCAGACTGCCCTGTATCCACAGGATCAGTTTGCCTCCCTCGGGAATAGTCGCGGTGTTGAAGGCGGTGCGCTGGAGTGACGCATCGACTTCGGGGCCGGCGACAATCTTAGCCTTGTCGTTTCGGTCCACCGAGATGGTTGTGGCGATTCTCATGGGTAACCTTAAGCGGTGACCAGAACTTCGGCCTGGGTCGTGTCCGCGGCCGCGGCGCCGAACATGATGTCGTAGGACGCCATGTGAGCGCGGGAGGCGCGGCTGTACCAGACGGAGAGCAGGCAGCTCAGGCCGTTGGCAGTGGTGACGGCGCGTTGCTCGAGGAACTCGCCGGCGATCATGCCGACCGGGAGGCCGGAGGCGATGGCGATGGCATCAGGGCCGCAGACGAAGCCAGCGGTGTTGGTCTCGGCAGAGGTCCAGCGGTTGTTCTCGGCGACGACATCGAAGCCGAACCGGCCGTTGGCCAGCAACTCGAGGCGGCTGTCAGGGAAGGTGCTTGTGGCAGCCGAGAACTGGAGGCGAGCGATGTGGCCACCGTCCAGGATGAGGTTCTTGCTGCGGTAGTTTTTGGCCAGAGCCAGGATCGCAGGCAGATCCGAGGTGTCGAAGTTGGCCGCGGTGCCGATAGTAACTGCGGTGCCGTAGTTGCCCGAGACCATCAGGGCGGTCAGCACGTCGCTGATGCCGTAGGCAAACAGGTCGGCAGAACCGGCAGCCAGGTCGGACAACATGAAGCCCTGGTTAAGCTCCTGCTGGGTGACCGTGAAGTTCTTCGAGATCTGGTTCACGGTGACCGCGGTGGCGGCCAGCGTCGAATCGTTGTTGGTTTCCCACGACGTCGGGTTGGTCTGGGCAGCGGTGCCGGTGGTGTACTTCTTGACCTGAACCGAGGCGCGGGGCCGGAGGTTGTCCAGGCCGACGTTGCGGCTGAAAGCGGAGACCAGGGCCAAACGAGTGGCGGCCACGGTGATCACTGCGTCGGCGAGATAATCGACAACCAGGCCGGAGGCGAACGTGTTGGCGTTCTGG